CATATAAAGAGAACCTCTATGCTCACGAGGCCGTCCTTAAGACAAAGGATGGGAAGGAGATCGGGCGTGTGGTTTATCGACCCGACAAACCTTTAAGTTGTGGAGCAAGAGTTTGGATTGAATTCCAAACAGAAGACATTGATATTGAATTGATTGTAAGGGAGAACAAATGAAAACCAAAAAATGCACAAAATGCGGAATTGAAAAGCCATTGGATGCCGAACATTATCATAGAGACTCATTAAGTCCTTCAGGTTTTAGATCCTGGTGCAAGGTTTGCAGACTCAAAGCATTCGCGGAGCATAACTCTCGTCACGAGGTCAAAGAAAGAAAAGCCGAGTATAATGCCAAGTACAACTCTCGTCCGGGGATCAAAGAAAGAAATGCTTTAAACAGTGCCGAGAATTACCAAAACAACAAAGATAAACAACCTGCCTGTGTTTATCAGATAGTGAACTCCGTAAGCAATAAAATTTACATCGGACAAACAATAATGGGAGAGTTGCGGTGGAAAAGACACCTCACAAACCTTCGAGGAAATCGTCATGAAAGCCCTAATCTCCAAGCGGACTTCAACAAATTCGGAGAAGATGCTTTTGAGTGGAGTATCATAAAAGAATATCCAAAGGATAAAAAACTGCTTGAAGGCAAAGAAAAACAACTGATTAAGCAGTATGAGAAAGAAGGCAAGCAACTATACAACATATACATAACGGAGAACAAATGAAAGAAGAACCAAAAAAAGTAATGATAATTGACGGTCTCAATATGTTTTTGAGATCATACATAATAATCCCATCAATGGATAAGAGAGGGAATCCCAATGGAGGAACGTGGGGCTTCATGAAGTCTCTTCAAAAACTCTGCAAGATGTTCAATCCAAATGAGATTGTTGTATGTTGGGATGGAGTTGGAGGCTCGCAAAAGAAACGAACCATCAACAAGAACTATAAACAGGGAAGAAAACCTCTTCGTCTTAATAGACGAATGATCAAACTTTCCATTAAGCAACAAGAGAAGAACAAAGCATTTCAACAAATAAGATTAATGGATTATCTAAATGAGATGCCCGTGATCCAAACTATGATTGACTATGTGGAAGCGGACGATATTATAGCTTATGTTGCTCAACATGAGAGGTATGCCAATTGGGAGAAAGTTATCGTGTCCTCAGACAAGGATTTCTTTCAACTGCTTGAAGGTGATTGTGCCCTCTATAGGCCCATACAGAAAACACTCTTAAGACAAAAAGACATATTAAAAAAGGATGGTATTCATCCACGAAATTATGCATTAGCTAGAGCGATGGATGGAGACAAATCCGACAATCTTCCCGGAGTGCCAAGAGTGGGCTTAATAACAATTAAAAACAAGTTTCCCTTCCTATCGTCTTCTGTTGCTTATGAGCCGGAAGACATTTTTAAAGCATGTGAAACTGTCGAAAAACCCTTGTCTGTTCATAAGAATATTTTAAAGAACAAGGAACTTGTCGAAAGTAATTTCAAATTGATGCAACTATATAGTCCCAACATTTCTAATACCCACAAGAAACAGGTTAACTTCGCACTTTCTGAATTTGACAAGAGTTATAGCAAGCTAGAGATAGTCAAGAAAATGGCGATTGACGGTATTGACACAGGAAAATTCACTGAATTGTTCGTAACATTAAAAAGAATAACAAAATAAATCTTTTTACTTGACAGACTTTTGGTAATCGGTTATAATACTTATAACACCGGAGAAACTAATGCAAAATAAGGAAACATTTTCAAGATTCGGCAAAGACTTTCAAGAGAAGCTTTGTCACTTAATGTTAAAAGACAGACCATTCTGTGATCAGATCACTGAAGTGCTAAATCTAGAATTTTTAGATTACGAACACCTCAGAGTATTTGTTGACATAATGTTGAAATACAGAGAAAGATACAAGATACACCCTTCATATAGTATCATGGAAACTAGAATAAGATGTGAAGTTAATAATTATAGCAAAGCTTTGAAAGAGAAATTGATCAACTTTTATAAAGTTATCATGGCTACTCATGATTTGCCACAAGAGAAGTATATTAAAGAAAGTTCTATAGAGTTCTGCAGAAAGCAAGTGCTTAAATCAGCAATGATGAAATCAGTAAGACTTATTAAGACTTCATCATTTGATGAAATACAGGGAGTTATCGAATCAGCTTTAAAATTGGGAACTGATAACAACTTTGGCCATGATTATATAAAAGACTTTGAAGAGAGATACACAATAACTTCTAGAAGTCCAATATCCACCGGATTTGAGAAGATAGATGACATCTGCAATGGTGGCCTAGGTAAAAGTGAATTGGGGGTCGTCATCGCTCCAACAGGGGCCGGCAAATCAATGGTTCTGGTTCACTTAGGCGCCGAAGCGCTTAAAGTTGGAAAAACTGTGGTTCATTATACAATGGAATTGGCGGATACCATTGTCGGCAACCGCTATGATAGTTGCATCAGTGGCATCGCTCTAGCTGATCTTTTTTCAAATAAAAAAAGAGTCTTGGAAACCATCCAAGATGTTGAGGGGCAACTAATTATAAAGGAATACCCAACAAAGAGTGCTTCTACTGAAACTATCAAAAATCATATTGAGAGATTAAGGAAGAGAGGCATAGAACCTGATATGATTATCGTAGACTATGCTGACTTGTTGAGACCGGTAAAAGCCACTAGAGAGAAAAGACATGATCTTGAAAACACATACGAAGAACTACGAGCGATTGCTCAAATATATAAATGCCCATTATGGACTGCGTCACAGACAAATCGATCCGGGCTTAATGCTGAAGTTATTACAATGGAAGCAATTTCGGAAGCATTTAATAAGTGCTTCGTAGCAGACTTTATTTGTTCGCTTTCTAGAACAGTACAAGACAAACAGGCAAACAAAGGAAGATTCTTTATTGCCAAAAATAGAAACGGGCCCGATGGTCTTGTTTTCCCGACTTTTGTTGATTGGTCAAAAGTAGATATTAGGATGCTTGATCGAACATCCGCAGACTCAATCTCTAGCGTAATTAAAGATTCAGAAATAAACACACAAGCTTATATACAAGAAGTGTATAAAAAAACTAACAATGAGAGGAAATAAATGTTGAAATTAGGAAATATTAATGTAAGAAAATTTAAACTTTCGGAGCAATTTATAAGTAAGTTTAAAGAAGAGAAGGTTCCATGGGGACCTGTTGGATATGTAACTTTTAAAAGAACATATGCTCGACGCCTTAATGAATTTGAAGAAGGAGCGGTCGGAACAGAAGAATGGTGGCAAACTTGTCGCCGCGTTGTTGAAGGGATGTTTGATATTCAAAAGAGACATGCTTTTTCAATTGGAATTGAATGGAATGATGCGAAAGCTCAAAGAACAGCAAAGGAAGCGTACGAGAGATTGTTCACGCTTAAATGGACACCACCGGGTCGTGGGCTCTGGATGATGGGAACCAAATTTATTTATGAGAGAACTGGTGCGGGGCTATTCAACTGTGCTTTTAGATCGACAAAAGATTTATCCCAAAAGGGTGGCTATATCTATGCTTGGATGATGGACGCATTAATGTTAGGCATTGGTGTTGGCTTTGATACACTCGGTGCAAAAACCCTAACGGTCAAAGAACCACAGAAAACAAATGATATTCTCAAAATCGCTGATTCCCGAGAAGGTTGGGTCGACTCTGTGCAAACTCTGCTAGACGGATATCTTCAAGGGAAGAAAGTTCCTCAATTCGATTACTCAGCGATACGAGGACCCGGAGAGTTAATTAAAGGCTTTGGAGGAACATCAAGCGGAGCAGATCCTTTGATAGAGCTTCACAAGAATCTTTCTGAATTGTTAAATGAAAGAATAGGAGAACCAATAGGTTCGGTTGATATAGTTGACATTGAAAACCTCATTGGACGCTGTGTTGTCGCAGGGAACGTCCGCAGATCAGCGGCCCTTGCAATCGGTCAGCCCGATGACAGCACCTATCTTACAATGAAGAATGATCAAGAAAAACTTTATCATCATAGGTGGGGATCAAACAATTCCTTCGAAGCAAAAGTTGGCATGGACTACACTTGGCATGCAAAGCAATCTCAAGTCAATGGAGAGCCGGGATACATTTGGTTGGACAACGCGAGATACTATGGAAGAATGAAAGATGGAAAGAAATATAATGATACCAAAGTTATGGGCTTCAACCCTTGTGTTGAACAGCAATTAGAAGATGCCGAGCTTTGCTGTCTTGTGGAGACATTCCCGGCGAAGCATGAGACTTTTGAGGATTATATCAAAACCTTAGAGATAGCATACATGTATGGGAAGACAGTAACCTTAATCAATACTCATTGGCCTGAGACAAATGCAATCATGCTGAAGAACAGAAGAATTGGTTTATCTCAATCCGGTGTTGTTCAAGCATTTAATAAGTTCGGAAGACGTGAAGTTTATAAATGGTGCGATGATGCCTATAGACATGTTGAAGAACTAGACAAGGAATACTCTGATTGGCTTTGTGTACCTCGCTCTGTTCGTATGACGAGTATCAAGCCTTCCGGTACAGTTTCCCTTCTCAATGGATCAACTCCCGGAATACACTTCCCCGAAGATGAGTATTACATAAGACGAATTAGGTTCTCTATGGATTCTACATTAATCCCTCCTTTGAGAGAAGCGGGATATAAGATTGAAGAGGATTCATACTCACCAAATACTTACTGTGTAGAGTTTCCAGTACATGAGCCCTTCTTCTTCAAAGGGAAAAGAGACATCTCTATGTGGGAGCAACTTGAAATTGCCGCACAATACCAGCATTACTGGGCCGATAACTCAGTCTCAGTTACTGTAACTTTCCGACCTCATGAAGCAGATCAAATTAAAGATGCTTTGGAGATGTATGAAGCTAGATTGAAAGCAGTGTCCTTCCTTAGATATGAAGAGACTGGTTATGAACAAGCTCCTTATGAACCTATAACAAAAGAAGAATACGAAGAGATGAATAAAAGCATCACACCAATTCAAAAGATTGAAACTGATGAAGGTGGTGTGGGTAGTAAGTTTTGTACAACCGATGCATGTTTATTAATATGATCGGTTTTTCTTTGAAAAAAAACTTGACATTTGACAACAAATGTGTTATAATATAGATATGTTAAAAAAAGGAGGAAAAATGACATTTAAAGTATACGGCAGGTACATATTAATAGACCCTGTAAACGATGAACAGGAAGAGAATAAATCATTGGTAGTCTTGCCAACAGATTATAAAAAACCGGAGAAACCTTACGCATTAGGGAGAGTGTTGGGAGTAGCCAAAGACGTTAAATTTGATATCGAAGTCGGAGAGACAATAATTTTCGAAAAGCGAATGCTCAACAAGATTGAAGTCTTTGGTGAAATGAACTATTTAGTATTAGAAAATTATGTTTACGGAGGAGTGACAAATGAAATTAACACGCAGTCGGCTTAAAAAGCTTATAATTGAATCAATTAGAGAGAATTCTATGATCCTATCTGAGATGACAGAAGAGAGTGGTGTTTACGAAGATCTAATGAGAAAACTAGAAGGGCACGATGGCTCTGTCGACACTATTGGAATTATGTCTGGGCAAAACCCAATGGCAAAGGATGACATCACCCCGGAAGAACAACAACAAAGAGCCCAAAATCTCCTAGAGGATCTACAGGCTATGGGAATGAGTCATTTAGCTATTG